GTCCCCTTCATCTTTGGGATTTGCGCCATGAACGCCTGTGAGCCAAGTGTTTCAACAAGGGCTTCAAAGTCGGCCACGTCTGATTGCATGGTTGGGATACGCGCATCAATTGGGCCAGCCGCTGCTTTAATTACGCCTTTTGGCGTTTTCAAAATGCGCTCAGTTGTGTTCAAGAAGTTGTCCATGTCAGCGCGGGCGCTTTCGACTTCTGCGGCCTTTTCCCTGATTGCGGAATCTAGCTTTTCCCGCTTGTCCTGGATCTGCAATTTCAGCTCGTCCCGTCTGAGCGCGTTGGTCTCTTTCGCAGTCGCGGCGTTCATCGCTGCAATTTGCGAATTTAATTTGTTGATCTTGATGTCTTCTTGCAGCTTGGTGATGTCCCAGCCTTTTTTCTGCAAATCAAGGGCTGCATTGGATTCGGCAAACTTGGCATCGACTGCGGCTTTTTGTGCGTTGCTTTGGGCTTCGCCAAGTTTCGATGGAAACAAGGCTTCGTCTCTGCCTGTCGAAAGTGTCTTGTCTACGTTCTCGAGCAGTTCTTTGCCACCAGGCAGGGAAGCGGTCATCAATCCAATGATGGTTTGTGCCCCAGTTGGATTGAGTTCGATCAATTGCAGGGAGTGCTCAGACGCTTTTGCTTCTTGCTCACGGCCAGCGTTGCGTTGTGCAGCGGCTTGCTCTTTAAGAAGATTCTTTGCAATGTCGATCTGGCCAGACTTCACTGCTGAATAAACCTGAGCAGCATTACGCAACGAGTTTTGCTGTTGTTCGGCATTGAGCATGTCGAACGACTTGCGCACGCTTTCGGCTTGATCTTTTGGCAAGAATGCTGTCGCTCGTGCATAGTCTGCTGCGGTTGCATTTGGGTTTGTGAACAGCGTTTTCAGTTCCGTTTGTGCCTGCTGTGCTGCCTGTTGCGCTTCGCGTCTGGCTTGCATTTCTGCACCGGCTTGGCCAACTTTGAAGCCGCCGAGTGCAGCCTCGAATGGGCTTTGCACATCAATTGCGTAATTGATTGGGCCTTGGAATGGGTTGATGGTTGCCATGTTTTTTGCCTTTTAGAAACCGAAGCCCTTGCCGCCTGCGCCCATTTGCATACCGAGGTACTGTGCAGGCATGTTCAGGATCTGGCCGTAGGCCTTGGCCTGGCCGAGTTCGCCGCCTGCGAGGGCTGCACCTTGCTGGCCCAAGAGATTGGCCACGTTTGCGCCCGTGGTCATGCCTGCATTGCCAACGCCAGCGGCGGCGTTCTGGCCGATGGATGTGAGGCCACCTAGTCGGTTGTATTGCTGCTCGATCAAACCCGAAAGCAAGGCAGGGCGGAACTGAGCCAGAGCGCCCTGCACGTTGCCGCCACGTAGGCCGCCGGTGGCTGATGCATTTTGAAGAATGGCGTTTTCGCCCTGCTGCTGAAGGGCCTGGAACTGTGGGCCATTTTGGATTGCATTAATGGCCTGCTGTTGGGCTCCTGGTGTGCCCATGCCAAGTAGAGCCTGCTGTTGCCCGAGGGCTGGAATGCCTGCTTCTGTGTAGGGTTTGAGCAGGGCTTGCAGGGCGTCGAATTGTCTGCGCTGTTCTGCAATGCCCTGGCCTGCTGCGCCAGCTTGAATGTTGGCTGCATCTTCTGCTGCGTCGGCTTGCATCATTCCGCCAACGACTTGTGTTCCGCCCACGACTAGGGCTGTTACTGGATTAGGCATTGCCGAACTCCTTCATGTAGTCTTCAAATGTTTCGCCATATAACTGCATGACCAGATGTGCATTTTTTGTGGCAAAGCCTGGGCCATGCGTAAGCGATACGGCCATCAGGATCAGGTCATAGTAGCCTGCACGCCACACAAATGATCTGGCATCGGCCTCACCTGCACGCTCGGCATGGTCGGAGGCTTGCCACTTCATGATTGCTGTTGCCAGCAATGGCACGAGATGATGGCTGTTTGTGATAAAAAATTGGTTCTGGTGCATTCCCACCAGTGTGTTCCAGATGGTCGCATTCAGGTCTTTGCGCTCAACCGTGTCACCATCGGCAACATCGTCAAAAACTTGGATTGCGTCATAGACCATCACCAGCCACTCCACGACTGGCGCAGGCAAAAGAAAAACCCTTTGCAAGTTTTCTTTGAGCCAATCAATACCAGTCATGTGCAACTCCTGTTTAGGGCAAGCTGCTGGCGGCTTTGATAACTCAGCGGCTAGATTTTCACACATTTCGGATGCCCGTCAATCTTCCATCTCAAATTCGCGTTCTTCGTGCGCCTGGCATGATCGCAAGTCGTGGCAGATGAAGTCGAACTTGTTGCAGTAGCCGCGAAAGCCTGCGCCGGTGTCCCACTCGTTGCGCGGTATGCGTTCCATCTTGGCTTGGGTCATGGTGCTGTTGTCGTAGTACTCGCAATTGGAGCAGCGGCGGCGGCGTGCTTCTTTCTCGTCCACTTGCATGGCCTGGCCGAGCGCAATCCAATAGGGCTTGTTGGCCGTGGGTTCGTTGCTGGGGTTCTCTGGGCCGAGCATCCAATCGTTGATCACCACTTGGGTGTTCTTCTTGTTCTCGGCTGCGGTGATGAATTCCTCCTCGACCGGCAGGCCTGCGAAGCCCTTGGGCATCATCATAAATTTGTCCATGCTGTTTCTTCTTTAAGTAATTTCGCGGCCAGAGGCGCGGATGGTCAGTGATGTCGCTGCACTGGCGATGGTGCTGATAAAGCCACCGGACTCAAGAGCTTGGCCGACCAACTCCGGGCATGTATAACATTCATCGGGTGCGATGCTTCGGGTGTCCATGATTAGATTGGAAGCGCCTGGACTTCCGCCATTAGTCACCAAGTTAACGCTGACCGTCAAATTTCCAGCGGTCGTGTTGGTGATCGTGAATTTGTCGATGATGGTTTTGCAGTTGACGGCTGTGTACTGCGTGGTTTGGGCGTTCTCGGCCTGCTTTGCTGGAATTAGGACTTTAATGGTTACGGTCATTGGATGCCTCCGATATTGTTTGAGACTGTGAGAATGATAGATGGGATGCCGGGGACGGGTGCAGCTGCTGGGACTGAAAGAAGTTGGACGCTAAGGCTTGATGTTGAAAACATCAGCTCAACGTAGTCGCCAGCGTTGAGGTCGAAAAAGTAGTTCAGTGACGAAAATATCTCTGCGTCATTTCCCTGAATTCTAATTTGGCTGGCGCTGTTGGGCACGTCTGCACCGTTAAGTCTGAACCAAAAGTAAAACTCGCCCAAGCCGCCCGTGGTCTTGTCCAACTGAAACGAAGTGTCAAAGTTGTAGATGCCCCGTGTGTCCACGTACACCCTCGATGTTTGGGTGCCCAAATACACGCCGTTGCTCAAGTCGGTGTTGTTGAACGTGATCGCCGTGGCTGTGTTGATCGTTGTCGCGGTTTGGGTTGTTGTATCAAAAAACGAACCGTAGCGACTGCGTTTAAATTCACGTGCTGGCGGGGCCATCTGCAAGCCTTCAACAGCTTTTGTCAGTGTATCAAGTTGGTTTGTCGATGGGGCCAACTGCAATGCTTGGACTGCCTTAGTCAAGTTATCCACTAGCGTCATGGCCTGAGATGCTTTATTTTCAGCCAAGGCGCAGTTAATGGCTGATTGTTCAGCTAGTGCGGCCAGTTGTGCTAATGCCTCGTTTGCTGTGGCTGCCGCACTGTCTGCTTGATATTCAAAGTCCGTCCCTGTTATTACTTGGATTTGATCGACTACGGAAAACAGTTGTTCAAACTGGCGGATCTGCTGCTGGTCGGTCAAGAAGGCCGCGAGCTGGTCGCGGGTGAGGTTGAGGCGGCGTGAGATGGGAGCGGTGGCCATAATCAAAATGCCAGTGGTTCAAGTTGCGCCTCAAGGCGAACGAATGACACATGCGCGTCACTGTCTCCACGGAAACGCTGGATTCTCCAGTTCCTCATGTGGCCCTGCTGAAACCACGCGAGACGCTTGGCGGTGTTGCCTATGGTGCCCACTCTGATACTGCGGTCTTGACTCCATGCCTGCCCGTCTGTACTGTAACTTGTGCTGATTTGTGGATTCTTGCCAAGTGCCACGCTGCCCGTCAGACTTACCAATTCCAGCCTGTTGAAAATCGCCCCGTTGCCTTCGTTGTAGACGATGGTCGTGCCGAATTCCCAGCGCACTTGCTGGCCCCAGTGGTGGCCGGTGTCTTGCACAAGGTAGCCAATGGCATTGCTTTGTGGGTCGCCGACAAGCCACTTGTCATAGGCCCAGACAAGATTGCGTGCGCGGTACTGCGAGAAGCCGACAACTGTAGAGGTTAGGGTAAACCAAACCTGTTCTTGCAGCGCCTCGGATGCGGCTGCGTCATAGACCATTGTTCTGTCCGGCAGATGAACATACAGATGTTGGTGCGCTTTGTCGTTACGTGCTTCTAGCTTGACTTGGGCTAATTGAGCTTCTGTGTAGTTCAAGAGTAGCTCGTCAATTTCTTGGGTGCTGATCTTTTGTGTGGTGGCTGCTGCACCGATGTAGATGGCTGGTGCTTCGTTTCTTCCACCGCCCAAAAATGCAATGCGATCGATGTAGCCGCAACACGCCTGTGTTCCGATGACGCCTTTTTGAATCTGAGCGCCATCAATGCGTGCGAACGGGAACAGCTCGCCGCCCACGTTGTCGAACACCTCGATGGTGTTGCGGTTAAGCGCATAAATTTCGTTGCGCAATTTAAGCAGGGCAACCACTGGGTCGGGGTCAACTTCGGAGCTGCCATATTTCAACGGGTTGACGGCCAGCGGGTCGGCCAGTTCGGTGACGACCAGGCTTGTGCCGTCGGTGGTCATGAAGTAACCATCGACCCAGCAGAAGTCAAGCACGGTGCCGAGATCTGGGTCTGTGACCTGAATCAATGTGCTGCCGTTCCAGTAGTAGAGACGCCCACCGCTGGCGATGGCGAGGCGGTCGAAGCTGTAGTCGAAGGTCACCAGGCTGTTGACTGGCCCACCGACGTCGCCGAGCACGGATACAACGCCATTGCTGGCGACTGTCACGAGCTTGGTGCCCATGACCCGGTAGCAGATGCCGTTCCAGTTGATTCCGCCTCGGTCTGTGCCTGGGCCTGTTCCGTTGGCTACGATGCCGTCACCAGGGCGCAGAAAGCCATTGCTGATGCCAGACTGTTTAGGAACCGGCACCAAGTTGACCGGGTAGGCGGTGCGCAGTTCTGGGGTGGCATCAGCATAAATGCCGTTCAAAATTTGAATTTGCATTTACTTTGCCTTGTTTCTGGCTTGGGCTTCGTCTGTAAATTTCAGGTGCAGGTCGGTCATGTTGTGATGGCCTGTAGTTGAGCGTTAGCTAGGCGGATGGGGTAATAGGCAATTTTTTTGATGTGGCCGTTGAGTGGGTTACCTGCTGCTCGATTTTGTCCGATGCGTAACAAAGTCACGGTGGGCAATGTTCCTGCGGTATCAGTAACAGCATTTGCGCCGTTGTAAGACGCAGCAAAGTCGTTGACTTTGTACGCGCCTGCCAGATTTAAAGGAGTATTTGCGGCGTATGTTCCAGTAGCAATGCTTGCTTGGTTAACACCACCGTCCCACACGACAAACCTCACAGAATCGCTGGATGCATCCCACATTGACCATTCAATTGCTTCGTTAGAAGTGCCGTCATCAACTGA